GGTAAGTCCAAAGTGATTAGATTTGGCGATGCCAACATGACCATTAAGAAGTCTTCTCCAGCCCGTAAGAAGTCCTATTGTGCTCGTTCCGGCGGCATTAAAGGCCCATCTAACAAGCTCTCGGCCAACTATTGGTCGCGCCGCGCTTGGTCATGTTAAACTAATGTTATGGTTTACACCACGAAAACAGCACAAGTCTCCGTATCGGGAGACGCCATCCAATTTAAATATGGTCAAAAGCCATCCCAATCGAGCAACTGCCTCAAAACCGTCGTTCGTCAACCCAACCCAAGCAAACGTAAGGCAATCAAATGAGCGTTAAAGGCGAAAAGTACAGCTCCCGTAAACAGATGGTGAAGCACGAGAAGATGGAAGGCAAGAAAGAGCGTGCAATGGAATATGGCCCTAAAGGTAAGGGCTTTGGCAAAGCTGGCTACGGCAAGCGCAAAGCCTGCTAATATGCCTCTCACCAAGAAAGGCAAAGCCATTATGAAAAACATGGTGGCGGAATACGGCCCAAAGAAGGCTAAAGAGGTATTCTATGCCTCGGCTAACAAAGGCCGCATTAAGGGCATTGACTATCGGCGTACAGCGCGGAAATAGGTCGCTTTGCTGGTAGAATGGGCTAAATGCCTCGCTACACCACATACGGACGTTTGGATAGTCAGCAAGTTGATGACGGCGATACAGCTTTCCAGCGTATCAATAGCCGTTTACGTCCTGACCAGCTAAAGCCAGGTGAAGTGGCTGTGAGCCAGAATGGCCGCATGGATGTGGATGGGGCATGGCAAGTGCGTAAGGGCATTTCAGTCTTTGGCTTGCCCATCACCACAGGAACTCGTGCATTAACAGTTCCATTCTATCTTTACGATAATAAGACCATCTCTAGCGCAACTCGCTCTACAATAACTATCACAGTTACAACAAGTACGGCGCATGGTTTCATTACAGGCACGTTAGTTTCAATTGCTGGCCTAACAGGCTCCGTCAATCCCAATGGCAATCGCTCCATTACATCTACGGGAGCCAATACGTTCACATTTACGATTGCTGGCTCTACGGGTAGCGAGACATACGGTGGTTCTGGCATAGCTGGAGCACCCATCCTTGATGACAATTCGGTGAACGGAGTCTATGGAAGCTGTCTGTTCTCCGATCCCGCAACCAATAATACGGAATACATTGCTCTAGCAACGAATAGCTCGCTTAGTTTGGTTAAACTGAGTGATGGCAGCGGTACGCAAATTAGCTACCCAACGGCTGTAACCATTTCCAGCGATGTCAATCTAGTTCAAGCGTTTAACTATCTGTTCATCTTTCGTGATGGGCTAACTGCTTTACAATGGGATGGTAACTTCGCTTCGCCTACCTTCACTTTAGTCGATAATGGGGCTTACACTCAGCCCGTCATATATCAGGGTACAAATAACACTGTCATTGCCTCTGGCGTGGTTACAGTGACTGCTAGCAGCCATACGGTGGCTATTGGCGACTTAGTTCGTGTAAGCGATAGGGGAACTACGGGTCTTAACAGCCTAGAGGAATATCGGGTTTACGACACAACAGCCACTACGTTCAAGTTTAAGGCCGATTGTGCTGATAGCGCAGCTACCACTGTGGCCGTGGGTCAACGTCAGTCCATTGGGCTAGGATTCACCTATATGCCCTGCCCAGACTGGGCCATCTATCATCAACGTCGTCTCTGGATGCCGTTTAAGTATTTGTCCACGGGTACGTCTGGCAACCCCACGATTACAGCCCGAAACATCTCGGACGAAATCATTGCCTCCGACATCCTTGACCAGAACACATATGACCAAATTGAAAACGAGTTCCGCATTGCTTCTGGTGGTGCTGATTATCTTGTGGCGCTTCAACCCTTTGCAGAAGACAATCTAATTGCTTTCACCCGTAATAGCATTCATTTAGTTAGTGGTGTAGGCGCAGACCTTGGTAATGCTGTGGTGCGCGAAATCACCCGTGAAGTGGGTTGTGCGGCCCGTAAATCTATTGCTCAAGTAGGTAGCAAAATTATGTTCTTGTCGGACAACGGTGTTTATGGCATTGAGTTTGACCAGCTTTACAACTTGCGCGGCGTTAGCGTTCCCCTGTCGGAAGCTATCAATCCTTCGATAAACAACATTGATCCGCTTTACATCGACAACGCCGTAGGCATCTATCACGACAATCGCTACTACCTTGCTGTCACACCCAAAGGTAGCACGCAGAACAATATGATGCTCATTTACAACTTCCTAAACGAAGGTTGGGAAAGCATCGACTACATCAATCAACCTGGCTGGAACATTAAGAACTTCATCCGTGCTGGCGCTGGTGGTCTAAACAGTCTTTATGCGGTTAATGAACTTGGCGGCATCCATCTCATTGATAGTGGTACATCAGCCGTTGATACGTTAGCCCTAGCCGTAGGCGAAGGAACGGCTCAATATGGCATTAACAGCGCCCTAACCACCCGCCAATATACCTTTGGCACAATGGACAGAAAGAAGTTCAATAGCTATGAGCTTCAAGTTGAGAGTTCGCCTGAAATTCAGTCTGATGCCATTTTGTTGATGGAAACAGAAAATCTTGACAGTACAGAGATTTACGGAAACATTTCGACCATCATAGGTGCTCCCATTCCATCTGGTGAAGATGAGTCCATTCGTGGTCGTTTGGGCAATAAGCGAGCTTATGGCGCACAAATGAACATTGTTCCTAGTTCTGGTCGTCCTAAGATAAGAGCTTTCAAAATTACGGGTATGCTTGCATTCTCGTCCACAACTTCTGCCTCCTAATGTCTGACATCAAAAAGGGCTACACGTTCACGGATAAGTCCACGGACTGGGCTTCCAACAAAGACACGGCCATTCGTCTAAATAAGATGATGGATGAGGCTGAGGTCAATTTGGTGGCTGGCTCTAACGTCACTATCACTCCTACGTTAAATGGCCCTAGAATCGACGTAGCGGGTGCAGGAACAGGCACTGTAACGTCTGTTGCAGCTACTGGCGGTACAGGAATAAGTGTTACCGGAAGTCCAATCACGACCAGCGGCACACTCAACATTGTTAATACGGCTCCCGACCAAGTAGTTGCGCTTACTGGCGGCACAGGAATCACTACTTCTGGAACCTACCCCAGTTTTACAATTACTAACTCTGCTCCAGATCAAACTGTTGCACTTACTGGTGGTACGGGGATTACGACCAGTGGAACCTACCCAAATTTTACTGTTACCAATAGTGCCCCAGATCGTACCGTTGCTTTAACGCAAGGCGGTACAACAACGATCACTGGCACCTATCCAAATTTCACCATCTCATCCGCAGATCAATATGCTGGAACAGTGACTAGCGTAAGTGGCGCTGGCGGAAGCACAGGACTCACTCTTACGGGCGGCCCAATTACAGGCAGTGGCACGCTTACTCTAGGCGGAACATTGGCTGTTGCTAATGGTGGTACAGGAACAGCTAGCCCAAGTCTTGTAGCTGGAACTAATGTATCCATCACAGGAACATGGCCCAACCAAACCGTCAATTCTACGGCTGGTGGAGGTGGCGGCGGAACAGTTACATCAGTTTCTGTTGTTACAGCCAATGGTGTTTCTGGTAGCGTTGCTAACCCAACTACTACTCCTGCCATAACTTTAACTCTAGGTGATATTAGTGCTGCAACTAGCAAACCAAATGTTTCTGGTTCAGTAACGCGAACTTTTGCCAATAGAGCAGAAGACGTATTCAACGTAAAAGATTACGGAGCAACAGGCGATGGTTTTACGAACGACACAACGGCAGTTTCAAACACAATTGCTGCGTCCGTAGCATTTTTAGCGGCAATGGCAGCGGCTGACATTGCGGCAAGTAGGCCATATTATCCAAGGGGTGCTACGGTTTTTTTCCCGCAAGGAACCTATCGCATTCTTGGCACGCAGTCAGCAGTTATCGGAACTACTTCTGATCGAAATATTCAATCACTGACATTTTTAGGTGAGGGTTCCGGCGTATCTATTATCCTTCAAGAAACCAGCAATTCGGGTTTCATTGATGTTGAACTAGCAAATAGATCAGGTCGTCTAAACGTAATTGGGCTTCAAGTGTTCAATACTTCTTCAACGCAATTGTCGTCAGCGGCAGCGTTTAAGGTGGCGGTTACAGAGGAATCGGGAAACGATTCCCATCCAAATCTTTTTGTTCAGGACGTTCATGTTGCTGGTATTTCAGACGGCTCGTCTAAATCTTTTACTTATGGGTTTGATTTGCTTAACATTCACATGGGTAGTTTTGAGAGTTATATGTTTTGCGGTAACAATTCCATAGGAGGAACAGGGGCGCGGCTTAGAAAAGTTGGTTCAGCGACTCCAACCGGAGCAAACAAGTGTATTGATGTATCTTTTTCCAAGTGCAGGTTCAATCTAGCTGAAGTTGGTATTGAGATAAAAGACGCAGTAGAAACGTGCTTGCTGCAACAATGCCTAATAGTTGATTGCCGATACGGTGTAAAAGCAGATTATTGCATTCATCTTGGTATTCAGAATTGCCACATTAACTCTAAGGTTGGGACAAACCCCATAGGCATTTATGCAACCGGAACATCTGGAGACGTAGATCAAGCAGTCATCTGTGGGAATGACATTTATGCTGAGTTGAATGATGCGACTTCGATTAGCGGACCATTTACACGTTCCGTAATTTCTGGAAACAATTTCATTGCTGGAGCATCAAACACGGGTACAAAAGGCATCACCACATCGGGTAACGGCACCGTTTATGTTGGAAATGCCTTCTACGAGTATAAAGATTATTACGTCACGCTAACTGGTTCAGATAATATTTGCCGAGAAAACACTTTTACTGGGACAACTCCCACAAACACATTTGTTGATTCAGGAACGAACAACTCATTTGAGTTTGTGTGTTCAACAACGTGGGACCCAGCAAGTCTAGTTTCTGGTCAGCAAGATTTTGTGAACATATCATGTCCTGGTGCTAAATTTGGGGCACAATGCACAGTTGGCGTGCCTTATGATGTTCAAAATATGTTTGTTCAGGCAACTGTTACGTCTGCAAATAATGTTCGAATTGCTGTTTATAATTCGTCTGGCGGTACAGTAAATTTAGGTTCAGGAACTTGGACGGTTCGTGCTAAAACCGGACCTAGATAATAAATGTAAAACAATTAGTTGTTTTACTAATAACTTTAATAAATCATAGCATCTCCCTACTGATAAACTACTCTCATGGCTATTCTATCCAAAGGTTCTACGTTTGCCACAGGCAATCAAGTTACTGCTGCCAATCTTAATGCTTTGGTGGATAGTGCCACGTTTGCGGCGGGTGCTGTGGACACGGTAACTACCGAGCTGGCTTCTGGGGCTATTCGCGTTAAAGACGGCGGCATAACTGTCACTAAGCTATCGACGGGTAAGCCTGTTTGGGATGCCTCAAGCAATCTTGCAATAGCTGGAAGTACAACAATTCAAGGTACTCTTGCCGTAGGTGGCGCGGTTACAACGTCAAACAGCATTACGGCTAACGGCGATTTGGCTACCAATAGCGATTTGCGGATGGTTAATACCAAGTCCATCATCCCAAGTGGT